CTGCTGTGGCATTCGTGCTGGTGTATGATCCCAACAATACGGCACTTGACATATTGCTGTTGGCACTATGTTCTATCACCACCTTGGACGTTCCTTCACAACCCACGTCTATCTGTGGATACACTGATTTAGTTGCACCTAGGTCAATTATGTCAGTTCGATATATTAAAGGCACACCTTTTGCTCCACTCACACTCTCATTGCCAGTACTTGTATAGGTGGTCCATTTTGTCCAACCATCCCAATTACTTCTTGGAGAATCATCGCTGGTGTCCCAGGTCAACTCACCACTGTGTAATAATGCTCCGTCATCTACGTATCCGTTATGTGTTCCCATTTATTATGTCCATCCGTTGCTGTAATTTTGTGTAAAGGTTGATCCTGTAGCAGTACCACCTATGAACACCGTACCAGCTCTCAAGAAACCAAATACGTTGTTCCTCCTGGTATTTAATCTAAATTTAATTTTATCGCCTGGTTTGAATTCGTTGCTACCAGCCCTCATAACTGTGTAATCAATGCCATCTCCAAAATTTTCAATTGTGGAGGCATAGGTCATTGTGTCACCGTTCAATCTATATTCGATCTGTAATTTGTTGGCCAATGCATCAGTGTTGTTGGTCCTGAATATGATCCTCGCCGTGGAACCCGTGATCAACGTTGAAACATCCACTGTGGCATTCTTGTTGGCGGCATCAACATTACCTTGGTTGTTGCTGGGTGGGTTTGTGTTATTACCAGCACTCACACTACCATCTACGGCCAGTGATGAAACTGAATCAGCACTGGTGTCGTGTTCAACGAAGTTGACATCCACTGTGCTGTCATAATTTAAACTTATCTCTAGGCATCTTAGAACTTTGTTTTCAAACATATGTTCATATGTGCCGGTGTCTTCACCTTCTCTCTTGAATTTGTGTGTCAGTTTGACCAGATCACCTGGACGTATGTTCTGTCCTTCATTGGTCATTGAAAAACTGATCGTCAATGCTTTACGTGATCTATCAACAAGATATTTGCCGTGATAAAAAGCTCTTTCCCGCTCGGTTATCGATGGTGCCGACACGTTTAGGATCAAGTCCTCTCCGCCATCTTCCGTCTTATATGTTGCATTTTGATAGATCACTGTGTCGGATTCATAATCTTTTTTAGAATTACTGAAGGTCACTTTGACCATATTGTACCTAGAATTCTTATCGATACTTGCTATGGTTATAGGGGACACTATGTGATCGTCCGTGATCACTTGGATCCCAGATGTTGATTCATTGGCTTCAATCTTCAATCTGTATTTTCCATCCGTGTAGGGCATAAAACCCCTACAGCTCTGTAGAAGCTTCTTGGTGTTGGATAATACACTATCACTGGTTGATATCACAGCATTACAAATCATAAAGTCTGCTGTTCCCACTCCATCCGTTCCACCTCCAAAGTCTTTGTCGATGTCACAAGTACCTGCCGCCGCTTTGAAGTCAGCGAAAGAAATCCTGTTGTTGTTGAGTGCTTTCCCATATCTTGGGTTCCTCAAATAATCCATTAGACAATCTGCTGGGTTGTCTGAAAATGCGAAACTGCTGATGGTTGATGAATACGTACTGGTGTCCGCCGTTTGATCTATCGTCACTATGCCACTTCCGGCTGAAGCCGCATATTTTTCACTTGCTAATACTTTCTTACCTTTGATCTCTACCTGTATGTTTGGTATGCCTGACCAAGGGTTGAATACTGTCTGTTCGCCATTCACGTGTTCTGCTTTGACCCATTCGAACCTGCAGGCCACATAAGCTATACCTCTCAATCTATGATTACCGCCAGTCCAGTCACCGTGTTCTTGTAATAATGAACTTTCTGTTTGACTGTCTGTGCCAGTGAAGAATTGGAACTTTGCTCTTGGTGTGGTCTTATGATATGAACTTGCTTCGCCTTTGGCATTTGTTGATAATATGGATCTCACAGCACCTGTGGCGAAACTGTCTAATTTTTGTTCTTCATCGTTGATCCATAATTTCGTGAAACTGTCTATCTCACCCTCGCATACCGCTAGACAAACATATAGATATTTGTTATCAGTGCTGGCTGATCCTACGAACACCCTCGTGCCACCTATCTTCCTTGTGCCATAGACTATTGGTATATTGGCCACATTTGATTGTTTGTTTACCAATATACCTTGTTGAACAGCATCAAAGTTCTCTGGACTTGGCATCTCAGGCATATCAAAACTCATTCCAAATAGACCTAGGAATCCTTCTGTTAGGTCCACTATGGGTTTGATGACCGCTGAAACTATCTTCTTGACTATCTTGACGATAGGATTAAAGATCTTCTTGAAAAACTTCTTAAAAAATCCCATTAGTCCCTAGGCCCCCATTTTAGATCACCGATCATAGCACTGGAATATTCAAAGCCAACGTCATTTGTGAATGTGTTGTTTGATGCATATTCCTTGGTCAATTGCTGTGTGGCCTGATTGGTCAGTCTACCTGTTTTCTTTTCAAAGTCCGCCCAATGTGATGCCACTGCTATTGATATCCTAGCCTCCTGTCCACCTTCTTCTATGCTGAAATCTTTGACGTTGCCATCGAACCATAGGAAAGTGTTTGAAGTGCTTGGTGCCGTGTAGTTGGTTTCGAAGAAACTTCTGTATATCACGACCCTCTTGTTGATCAGTTGTGTACTTGTTATTATCTTGCTCGTTAATTCTGGCACGACACCAGACAATGTGAGTGTGATACCACCAACCCTTACTGCTGTTGTCTCTTTGTTGTCAGTTATACCTATCAGTGATCCAGCTGGATCATAATTCTTTGATGAACCCTGTGTTATGCTCTGATAGCTGATCTGATGTACGTGATCTGTCAAGAATAGATCATCTAATGCACCATCGTCGATCAATAAGTCCACCAAGTGATAGCACTGGATGGCATCCTTGTTCAATAAGCCACTTGAGCCATCGCTGTTATAAAATGCTGATGCCAGTCTTGCCATTATATCGCCTCGATTGCTGTGAAACTTATTCTAGTAAATCCGTCTGCTCCCTGCTTGTATGATATGTTATCATTAGCAAGCCTACAAGTCATAAAGTTAGCCGAACCTGAATCAATGTGATGTGAGCTTGTGACCACAGCTTGTAAGAAAGGTTCGAAAGTCAATGTCGTACCACTGCAAGTGATGACCTGATACATCTTGTTGTGGCCTGATGGTCCACTGAACTTGAAATATTCACCCGGTTTGAATTCATTGCTACCCGATGTTGTTATTGATGTTGCACCTATGGCTGTAGAGCCTGAAGCAATACCTTCGTCGGCATCTGTTCTACCATCTACTCTCTTGTTGGTGAAAGGTATAGTGGCCAATGTGAATGTGCCGATACCACCTCTCAGACTTGTTAATTTTGCTTTGATCTGTTCGAAGTCTTCTTCGCCTAAAGGTGGTAAGTTCACGGTCACGTTGTAATAGCTAGTGCCAAAACTCCTGACCTGTTGTCTACCACTCAATGATGTTGTCCTCACAGTCCTCTGATTTAAACTTACTTCGACACTCGAGGGATTGATCGTCACACTCGAACCTGCCACGTTAGTGTATGTTAATGGAAAATCTGCCATATTATACTATACTCCTTCTGCCTGAGTCATTTACCGCTTCGTTCACTATTGACACTATGGCTCCTTTGTTTTCTGCCAAGGCCTCTTGGAAACTGTTAGAATCTATCGCTTCAACGTTGAAGTTGATCACGATACCACCGCCACCTTGTGATCCATTGTCTATCATACCACCTCCCGCGGGTGCTCTGAACACTTCTGGTCCTCTCTCTCCAACCATATAATTCTGTCCTGCACCAACTGGTCCACCTTGTGCTCTTCCGGAATATGACTGTGATTTGATTGCATTCACTTGTGCCAGTCCGCCGGCCACCACAGCCGCCGCCGCTATAAAGTTGAACGGTGGTGGATATGAACCTAATGCTTTCGCGGCACCTTTGTATGTACTAACTATTGCTTCTGCCACTGCGAATGCTTTGTAGGCCTGGAATGCTTTCCTATTCATTTGTCCCAATGCTTCAAAGGTCTCTCTACCTTTGCTGATCGCGAATTCAGCCTTGTCACTGGCTGACTTGTTCTCAAATTCCACCTGTGATTTGGCCTGTGATTCTGTTCTACCTTGTGATTTTAGTTCTTCAATTCTTCTTTTCTTTAAACTGTCTTTGGTCGCATTTTCAATATCTTCTAGTTTCTTTTTGTTCAATGCAACTTCAAGTTCCGCGGCCTTTTCAGCTGATATGATACCATCTTCGAAAGCCTTTTCGACTATCATCAATCTTTTCTTGTAAGCATCTTCTATCTGTTTTGTGCCTTCAAACAAGAATTCATTTTCAAGTTTCAATATCTCGACTCTTCTCTTCATTTCATCTTGTAGAGCTGATCTCGCCAATT